AGTTATAGCCTGCAGTATTATCTCTTTCTAATGCAGCTCCAGCGGTCATCAAAGCTCTCATACTTGGCATCACTTGTAGACTATATATAGCATCCCATATCTGCTCTTTGATATCGTAATCTATGTTAGCTTTATTAGATATAAAGTCTACATATCGAGTTACAGTTTCGCTCCATGTTTCTCTACGTTGTTGGTCATCCATCCAACGTGCATAACGTGAGATAGCTATAAAATTTTGATAATCAGTTGGTAATGCGTTATTCATACTTTTCTCCTTTAATAACTTACGCTTACATCTTTTGCATCTATTCCAGAAAATTCATGTATTAAATCTTCTACTGCTTCTTCTAACATAATTGGCAGTTCTTCTCTATCTGGTGTGAACTCCTCCACATCCACATTAGCTATAATACTTATTTTAACCTTTACCGTTTGAGTTGACATTATTAGACCTAACAGTTTCTTGTAATAATTCAAGATACCAATGTGCTTTTTGTAAGTCTTGCTCAGGCTTACCTTTGTAGTGATATCTCCACAGGTACTTTAATATAGCACCTTGTAAATAATATTCAAAACCATCCCCTAACATTGCTTTCATTGCTTCTATACACTCTATATTTCCTTGTCGATAATGGAATGGACTATTGACCTCATCTCCATCCTCTTGATTGTATATACCATTAAAATGTAATTGCTCTGACATACTTCCTCCTTTAGTGTATGGTATGTAATTGATTAAAATCTCTTGAAAAACTTAACTGTCCTTGTTCTATTAATGCCTCTGGATTATTCATAGCATAATCTGCCATGCCACGCAATAGTAAAGTATAAAAAGCTGCTTCATCATCACTCATATCTTTCTTATTTGGGAAGTGATGAAGTATCTCTACATCATACGCTTCCTCTTCTTTAATAGTTCTAATTATTAACGCTGAATCTCCTTCAGCTAATGTTATTGTTTTAAGTTTTTGCATGAGACCATCTCTATAAAATGTTCGGCATCTACGATTGCCAAGGGTTTTTGTCTATTCATTTTTATTATTAACAAAGGTTCGCCCTTATTATTATGTGAAATTGCTTGTTCATAGTAATTATAAATTGTTTTTGTTCTTTCCGTATTCTTGCATTCTATGTCATAAGAAAATTTTTTAAAGGCGGCAGTAGATAATTGCACATCTACTCCATTGACTCCCATTGGAGTTGACCTAACATCTAAGCTAGTTAAGTTTTTAAACACAGAAAGTAGTTTGTCTGCTACCCAGGTTTGTAATCTTCTACCTTTTGCTTTTGATGTCCTCGGTGACATTTTCTTCTTCAATACGTATCTCTTTGACGGTTTTGATAGGGATGTACGTTGAGGTTTCTTCGCTTCTGATACAGGGGAACGCCTCACCACTCTGGATTTGTTGTATGAAATCTTCTGCTTCGTACCTCTTGAGTTTAAAGTTTTTGACATTGTCATCCCCATACTTAATCTGCAGTGTTACGCCACTCATCAGATATTGTTGTATACCAAGTCCACTTTGGATTTTTTCCTTTGCTGGGGAGTTGCCGTCTATATTCGAGGTTCTCCCAACAGGAAAATTTGTATGGGCAGTAAGAGCATTCAAATCCCAAGATTCTGTTTCCTGTAGGTTTTGAATAATAAGTCTCTTCAACGTCGGTGAAACATCTTTTAAAAGGTTCTCCATTATGAATGGTCCTATGAGTTTTTTTGATAGCATCTACAACCTCTTTCTTTTGCTTCTTATCATCTGGAGCTTCTGCAAAAGCTATTTGACCTGTAGATTTGTTAAGAGCTATCCACCCTTTAAATGGTCTGCCTGCCGCAACTCCATAACCATAACCTTGAGATACATAACCAAAGGTGTCACTGTTTTTTATACTTTCAAATGCATTGTCCACACTAAACTTATGGTCGAACGCATACGGTGACACAGTTTTAATATCATAGATGCCATCAGATAATTCTATATCGAACTCACCTTTGACATCTATATCTTTGTCTTGTAACTCAACTTTTTTGTGAATATTTTTTACCTCTATGTCAGATGCCTTAATTAAAGTTATAAGCACTGCTTCTAGAATATCACCAATAATCATACGCATTTTAAAACTATAATCATTGGGTTCTTCTTCCTCCCCTCGTGCTTGCATCTGTAATTGACAAAGAGGTTTGCCAATATTGCTCATTCTTAATCTAAAACCTTCATCTAATATATCTTGCTTAGTGAAATGCTTCTGCAAGGCTTTCTTAGCTAAATCCCCAAACTCCTCTAGAAGTTGAGAGGGCATTTCTGCCCCCCCATTTGCTGCTTTGGATAAGAATGAAAGCAATTTGGCTTGATGAATGTTCATCCGCTGACCATCAACTCAGGGTTGTTCAAATCATCATCAAGAGCACTGTCTATGTCAGTGATTGCATCGTCTACGATTGTATCATCACTCATTGACGCATCAACAATGATACCTTTACTTTGTAGTGCTTTATCATGCTGTCCCATGACATATTTGTTCTCTTTATCCACTAAATCAGAGAAATAGTGAAGTAGTTCTTGGTCGGCAGGGGTAAACTCCAATGCCTGCTTGTCTACAGCAAACTCTGCTACGTAGTACACATTACTACCTTTCTTCTTCTTAGTAAGTGTAGCACTTAAATTATAAAAGATAAAAGGTTTTTTCTGTGATGACAAAGAGTCCAGTGTTTCTGACAGAGGCATAAAATTTGCTCCCCTAGCTCTCCAGAGAACAGGAACGATGACATCCCCAACATCTTTACCATCAGCATCGACCGTATTTGCTAGGGATGCCTTACCATATAGCATCCTGTAACATGATGTCTGCTTTTGGCGAATGGCATCATCTCCAGTTAGTGAATCCCTCTTTGCGAGAGGGACAGAACCACAACGCATAGTGCCAAGACAATCTGGAATCTCTGTGTTAGGAAAAAGATTCTTGGCCATGATTGACTTGTTAACTGTTTCACCTGCGTCAGGGTCATATTGTTGATATTGGAATCTCTGCAAGAATATTTGTAACTTGACATCTCTAGAATATATGACGTTTCCATCCATATCCATAGTTGTCCAAGAGCCTGCAGGAATTTGTCTTCCATCATCATCTTCGTGGTCTCTATTTATTTTTAAAATAGAGTGAGCCATACTTGGCCCATCAACTGTAGTTTGACCAATAACATCTGCTATGTCATTGAAATTTATATCTTTTTTTATTGTAGGTAAACTATTCATATAGGTTTCTCCTTTTCTACTACATTTAGATTTATATGTTGTACACGATAATGTCAAGGGTGTCAACATAATATATTTTTTTCTTTCATGTTTAGCCAATCTTTTCCAATCTCTATGTCAACTTCTAATGGCACTGTCCACTTTACATTGTACATATTCTCAAACAAATCAGTTACACCTGTCATAGAGTCGTATGCGATTTTAGCTACTGTATCTTCTTCACCAGGAAATACATCAATTACAACGGAGTCATGGACCGTATTAATAATGAGAGAGCGTAACTTTTTGTGGTTAATCTGATATTGTAATTTAATAAGTGCCAACGGCATAATGCAACCCCCTGCAAGACCTTGTACAGGGTAGTTTTTGATTGCAGGGGCATTCGACGCAACACCACTAGCAAGCCGTCTAGTATCTGGAAAAGCAAATTGCTGACCAGTATACAGAGCAACAACACCTGTCGATATAGCTTCAGTTTGTATATTTTCATGCCATTCTCCTAACTTTGGATATTTTTCTACAAAAGCTTTGTAATATGCTGTTTCATTTGGTGAACCTGTAACACCCCCATACAAGGGTTTAAATGTATGGGCCTTTGCCATAGTCCTTTCTTCCTTTGTAACATCTTTTTCTGGTTTGTCAAATATAATTGATGCAGTGTATCTATGTACATCACTACCATCTAATATATCTTTCAACATATTTTCATCACCACATAGTTGTGCGGCTACTCTAAACTCTAGCTGACTATAATCTGCCTGCAATATCTTACCATTTTCAAATCTAGATACAACAACTGCACGTACAGGAAAGGTATTACCTCTAGGTTGATTCTGGAAGTTTGGGTCAGATGATGACAATCTAGTTGTTCTAGTTACACACTGATTGTATTTAGGGTGTAATACACCATTGATACGTGTGTTTCTTTCTATACCTCCCACAAAACTATTAAGATAAACATCTACTGCGTTAAGTCTAGTAACACAACCTAAAAATGTTTCAGCATCTTTGTTGCCTTTTCGTCTAGCTACACTTAATAAACGTAACATAGTGGACTTATCAGTAGCAAAACCATTAGCAGATACATCTAATATATCTCTAGGGTTCATGGTCAAACCACCAATCTTAGGCAGATTATCTAGAACATACCCCTTACCAACGCAAACAGAACACTTGGTAGGTTTTTTATAAGGCTTGCCATCTTTTTTTACTTTAGTATATGTACCAATACCTTTACAACTTTTGCAGTGACTAGCTCTAGTCTTGTGAACTCTTTGAGTTAAAGCCTTGATATTATTAGCAAAAACACTAGTGCTCATCCTGGGTCTATACAAAGGCTTGCCTTTTTCATTCAAACCTATGTTAAAAACCTCAGCCCATTTCTTTTTATTGATGACTTTACGAGAGTAAATCATCTGGCTCAACTGTTCTGGTGACGCAAAATTGACACGAGTATCGCCCATGACCTCATACATTATCTCTTCCATTTTACTTTCAAGAGATTTTTTCTCATTTTCGTAGTCACGTTTAACTTTTGTCAACTGTTGTGAATCAATTTTTATGCCGTTTCTCTCTATAATAGCTAATATATACAAAAAACTGTTCATCAACTTCAATTGTTTAGACATATCAGAGTTTACAGGCTTCTTAAATAGGTCAACTTGTGAGTTGTACAGCTCTCTTGTAGATAAAATATCAGCACAACCATACTCTTCAACAACTTCTGGCGGCATTTTATTAAATCCCATACCTTTTGCAAGATAATCTATAACTAAATCACTCTTTTTTAGAGAAACTTTACGTCTTTTGCATGATTCTTCAAGACTAACGCCCCATTTTTGCCCACGCATCAGTAAATATTCACCAATCATGGTGTCATAGACACGTTTATTGTACTTAAATCCACTCTCCCACAGCCAAACAAGGTCAAACTTTATGTTGTGACCTACAAGTAAATCTGTATTATCCAGCACTGATTGCACTTGTGAGTGTGATATTTTTACATCAGTGTCCTTTTCCTCATGATTAAACCAAACAAACTTAGGCTTATTGTCAGAACATGTGTTATATTGTACTGATACTAGGTAATTATCATGATGAAATGGTGTAGGGTCAGTTCTTCTAGAGGCATCTTTTTGAAATGTTGTTTCTACATCTAATGTTGTAATCATGCTGTGAACCTACTTCTTGATATGTCTAAGTTACATACTATATTACCATGAAAGCCTGTCAATTTATTTTTAGATATTGTAAGATATCTTCTCTCATCTTTATTGTCAGTTATATCAGATTTACCGATGCCAACAATTAAATCAGCTTCAGCGGCTTTACCAGTTTTACTATTCTCCATCATAGCATAAGTGACATTAGTTTTACTTTCTGCGTCTGCAGATGCTTGACTAATACCAATACCAAAAAGATTGTGACGTTTACAAACCTCTCTAAATTTAGTGTATATAGCACGAAGTTTCTCATCAGTTCTAGCAAATGAACCCATCACATTAATCTTATCTAGTTGGTCAATGATTAATATATCTGGCTTTTTAGTTTCACAATACACATTGAGCCACTCTATAGATGCATCCACGTTGTCAATCATTGTAAGGTTAGGTGCTATTTCTGAAAATACTTTCTTAGCTTCTCCTTTTTTCATAAACAGTTCATCTTGTGTATACCCTGTGTATGCAGATGCCGCTCTAAGCATAGTTCTTCTAGCAGGCTCTTCGTTTGTAATAATGTGAACATCAGCACCTTGACAACAGAAACCATTTGGAGATGCAGCTAGCGATACATAAAATGCAGTTTTACCAATCTCAGGTCTGGCAAAAGCAATCATGAACTCGCCACCCTTACCACCACGAACTAACTTAGATAAGCTGGGGATATTAAACTGCCAGCAATCCTCTGTCTGAACATAGTCTAGTAAAGTATCTAAGTCTGTAGGCACAGGCTCAGTTTCATCATCAGGTACAAAACCATCCTCTGACTTTTCTACAATTGATTTTATCTCTTGTAGTTTTTCTGTAGAGCCTTCCATAATAGACAAAGACAAATCAGCTATGCGTCTGCCCACCTCTTGTTGCCATATACTACGCACAACATCATTAGCTACATCCTCACCAATGTGAGGTAGCGAATCAATGTCATCGAGTATGTCATGTATTATTTCTTTACGTGCTCTAGTTGCTGTAGGATTATCTACACCATACAGTTCTCTAACTTCAAGCACAGTTAAATCTCTATCGTATTTGTTGTGACCTTTTACGATTGTGTCAAACAAATCCGCCAACTCTTGTGGAAACATAGAGCGAATAACTTTAGATTTATTGTTGTCGTAAAAATCTTTACGAAGCAACAACTTAATTAATTGCTGTTCAATACTAATTGTCTTATCTCCTCTGCGTTATAATATTTTAAGTCATCATTTATTCTTAGTATATTACAATTAACAATATATGCTAAATACTTTTGCATGTCAAGTGCCTTACGAGTTGCATCTGGGTCTAGACATATTTTTACTTCTTTAAATTTTTTTAAAAAAGTCAAGTCGGCATCTTTCATATGCGTACCCATTAGGGCAACTCCTGTTGCAACATGTGAAACAGCACAAGCACTAGCGGCATCTTCAACAAGTATAGCTGTGTCATTTTTACCACACGTAAATAATTTGTTAGATTTGCCGTATCTATACCATTTAGGTTTTATATCTTTCTTTAAACTTCTTCCTATGGCATCGTAAGTGACCCCATCAGACTTGACCATGAATACAACTCTATCTTGTTGTGGGTCGTACATCACTTGTACAAGTTTATCTTCAACAGCAGGCATACAATTATTTTTTTTAAGGTAATAAATAACTCTGGAATTTGTGGAAAAAAATGTGAACTGTGTCGGGATTACAAAATTTTGATAGTAGTTAACAGAATGATAGTTTTTTTGCAAAAAACTTTTGATTTCATTTTTTGAACGAGAATATTCTTGTACACCTTTAGTGTCACAACTAGCTTTGTAGCAGTTCCACAAAAGTTTTCCATCAATTTTAGAAATTGTTAAAGTATTTACACCACCACAGATAGGACAAGACATACGCACTCTATCCCCCTCAATAGGTGCGTATCTAGTTATTACATCTGATATATTCATATCAATCCCATTTGTAGAAAATGTGGTCATCTATTCTTACAGTTTTTGTACGTTTTCTTGCCCAAGATGGGTTAACGTAATTAGCATGATAATATGTAGCACCATCTGTTATGTCAATGGTTTTGCCATCATAAACTGTTCTAGCCACCATTAAAGATTTCTGCCATGCTTTTTCTTCATATGGTTTGTCTGATTTTTTATCCCAGAACCAAGAAAACTGTCCAGGTTGTTTTACAACTTTACATATAGAATCTGGGAATCTATTATCATTAACTCTATTGATAACAACTTGAGTTACTGCAATCTGTCCTGCAGTAGATTGGTCTCTAGCTTCATGATAAACATTTAGAGCTAGACACATTAACGCAGTTTTAATTATCATTTTAACTCCTTCTCCCAAATACTTATCATTCTTTTTAATCCTATAGCACACTCCTTTCTACCAAAATGAATTTCTTTATATGGGTCATCTATGTGCTTTTCATCAACTAACTCATAAGTTGATTTATACTGTTTTATTTCAGTTTTTAACCAACTCTTTATTCTTTTTACAAGTCGCTTGTTTAAATCATCTGGATTATTTTTCATTTGTATCTCCTTTATTTTTATAGTTATAGTGGGGTCGGCAGGTATGCCGTTTATAACATAGCATTTAGAATATGTCAATATCAAATACCTGACAAAAAAAAGCCCCCACCAGAATTGGCAGGGGCAAGTGCAGGGAGGTACTCAACTACTCGTTAATAAGTAGTAGGCGAACTATACTACAGAACCTCCCTGATGTCAAACAATAAAATTACCCCCCATAATGTTTATTGAAAGAACCTGTACCCCAATCTTCTTCAAACTCATGGGCATCAACGACCATCTCTGCAATATCTCGCAATGACATATCTTTTTTGTAGAATGTTAGCATCACTCTCTCAATCTTATCACTACGTTTTTCTTCATCATCAAAACCATCGTATACCTCAAACTCTTCCATTCTGTCGTTTATCTGATTCCATGCTTTACTAATAGCAGATTGATTGATTTGAGCAGGAGTTCTTCTCGTATCTCTGTGATTGTCGGTTTCATCTTTGTCAAACAACTCTTTGACAGTGTATGGAGAAGAATAACTGTAATCATCAGAGTCCTCGCCCCATAAACTCCAAGCTCTTTTTCTGTAGCCACCAGAGTATCTGCCAAATGTCTCAATAGCACTTGGGTCACGCTTAACGGGTAACGATACCCACTTGACATTGAGTAAAGCAGGAATGAGATGACGTTCTAACCATTCGTGGTCAAAGTGTTCTGACTCCGTATGTTGTCTTTTGTAACCAACAGATACATTTGTACATTCTGGAATGAGCCTAGTGTAGTTGGCAGAGTCAGTAAATGTACCACCAGAAGATTTAGACATTTGTTTTCTAGGTGGTAACTTTACATTCATCTGCTTAGCTAATGCATCAGCAAACTCGTCTGAACAACAACGACCACCAGATTGATTAGTGATAATATCTGTATAGTCCATTCTGTCGAAAGCAACACAATAGTCTATGTTCTTGACAACATCTGGTGTTTCTTTAGCTATGTAGCTTGAACCAATACCACCACACTCTTCACCTACATGAAACACATACAGACCTGGCACTTTAGCCTGCAATAGTCTGCACATAATGTAACAACCAAGTTTGTCATCTGCACCGAGAACATTAGGCAAAGTCTCAAAACCATTGTTAACTTGGTAGTCCATGCCATCACACGGTGTCCAAGCCTGCTGAAACATATCGTCTGTACCATAGACAGATGCAATACGTCTACGAGTGTTACGTGGCATGATTGTGTAATGCTCATAGTCAAAGCCATTAGCTTTAGCAAGGCTCTTGATTTCATCTTCTGTATGAACTTCATTTGTCTTTACAGATTTGAATTGATACACTTCTTTGTCAATGCCTGCATAGACATAGCCATCTTCAGTGGTAAACAAAGTATTATTATCGCCATGACGTTGACTAGATACAACATCCATGTGACAACTAAACATGGTTCGTGCATCTTTATCATTTCTGATAATGAGATTACCTTTCTCATCTTTCTTAACCTCACAACCAATCTTGTTTGTAGCCAAGAACTTTTGTATGATAACACTAATCTTATCTTCGTGACCATGAGGTGAACGAGTAGCAAGTAAATCATACAATAGAGCATTCATATCTTTTGCTCGTTTGATGACAGTAAGTTCGTCAAAACTTGGTCTGGGTTTATACAAGTTATTGTAATATGTATTCATTATATATCCTCCTTAGATATAATTGGGTTTAAGTAATTAGTACAGTTGCAATCGTCAAAGTTTGCTACGTGCTTGACCTCTGCAACATGAGAGTCAATCATAGCTTCTACGTTAATCGTAGGATTAGTTAAGCTAAACAAAGCTCGTTTGGTTAGCAGTGGATAAGGTTTACTGATGTCAACCTGCTCCTGCCACTCATCAATAGGTATCCTAATTGGGTCTATGCGAAAGTTCCTATATCTTTCTTTGTTGTTACAAGGCAAATGATAACTATGTAAAGTATCATAACTAGTCCAATCTATGTTACGATACTGTGATTCATGAGTACCCCACTTAGCTATAGCTATATCGCTACCTTTCTTACCACTAGGACATACGTAAGACATCAGACATGTTTCATGTTGACGTTTAAGTGCTCCATTGTTTGCAACAAAATGTATATCCTCTGATATGGCACACGAATACCTACTAAGTAGTACACCTTCACTAAAAGCAACGTAGGGAGTGGCATACCCATACCTATGTGACATCTGTGCAGGTTCAGATTTAGCAAAGGTGTCTAGCCCACATTCAAATGTATACTGAGGCACAAAGGCACGCTCGCCTCTAGGTCTGAAATTACTTAACAAATCACGAGATTGTCCTGCTTCTGGTGAGACCCAACGTGATTGTGGTTCATACCTATCTTCTGAAGACATATTAATCGTAGTCCACCAACCATGCTGTGATACACAATCAGAGTCACAGAATGGATAACCACCAGCATCTAAGTAATCATCATCAGAAAGCTCTTCTTCACAATGAGTACAATATGGATAGTCCTCCTCATACTTATCTTCTGAATACCAGATACCTCTAGTAGAAGTCATGTTTGCACCAACACACTTTTGTGTGACATCTCTATCTACAGCCTTAACCCCAGCTAGATGCACAGTGACACCATCACGACTTGGTTCACACCAAACTCTAGTAAATGGAGTCCAATCAAAGTAAGGCATAGGTATACAATGTTCACCACCTGATAAGTACCAAGGAATATTAAACTTTATAGGATTGTCTAATATATCCGTAGCGTTCTTGTAAACAACTACCCCCTCTTTCTTGAGATGGTCAATAAGTTTAAGTTTATGTGCTTGGACAGAGCCATACACTCTAGTGTACACTTTCTTGCCCTCAAACTCATAAACAAACGTACGAGCTAAAACAACACTACCTCTGCATATATAATACCCAGTAACAATAGGACAATAGTAATACCAATCAATAGGTCTACCATTTGTATTGTCATCTGCTCTCTTCAACTCATTAAAGTGATGAGTGCTATCCATACAAGAACCAGGACTTTCGCCCTCAGTAAATGTATACATAGCTTCATAGTCAGCAAGGCTAGAACATTTTACGATAGTAGGAGGCTCGCCATAGGCTCGCATAGTGTCAGCAATAATCTCGATTATCCATGAGCCTCTGTCCAAGTCAGCAATGAATTGTCCATTCCATTTGATAAATCTAGATATTGCTCGTTCAAGAGCAAACTCTCGCCTATCTGCAAGTCTACGTATGCCTCTACTCAAAGGTGTCCAAGCCTTCTGTTTATGTTCGTCATCTAAATCAGAGTAGATATCCTTAACAATTGAATTAGAGAAACGAGGCAGTAGAGCATCTTCTTCTTTTAAACTATTAAGAATCTCCTTCCTAGCGAAATCACGGTTGTCCATGTTCAGATTCCTTAGAAATCCATTCCTAACTTGAGACAGCATTTGAATAACTGGACAAGGTAATTTTCTAAAGCATACAACTCGTCTTTTGTCTTTTGACCACACCATAGGAAAAGGAATATGTAAATTATATTCTATTCTATAGCTGAAGTTGTGTAGAGAACTGCCTGCATCAGCTTTACTAGCTAGATACTCTCTTGCTTCTGTAGGTAATCCCTTGAACGCACGATTTAAGTCAACAATAAAATCAATCATAGGCTCTGCAAGTATACGAAACTTGCGAGCTGCAGATTGACAAACTGGATGTGCATCTGGTCTTATCTCTTCAAAGTGAGAAGCATCTAAGCTATGTTCCATACAAAAGTCAAAGACGTTTTTGTTGTGTTCAAGAATTACATCTTTAATCATAGTTTTTGACATTGTGAACCCCCTACTTCATAACTTTGAGTGTTGCCATGCCTCTAGTGACACAAATAGTTTTGTGACCTTTGAGACAGAATGTAAATGCACTCGCACGATTTTTGTCTGTGACTTTCATCAACAGAACTGGAATGTCATTTGTATTAATGGGGTTAGATATCTTACCTAAATCTGGAGATGCACCGAGACATAGATAGAGATTGGACTCGCTATCTTTGTCATCTGGGTTAATCTTGTCATTTGGAAAAGATACATACTTACCAAGTTCTGTGCCAAGATTACGAACTCCAGGAACTTCATCAGAGTGCCAACCAAATTGAAAACCACCGAGTATGGTGCAATTACGTTCACTGTTCTTAACAGATAAACCGAATGTGCAAAACCCATCTTTGTTTAGACCAGATGTAGCAACATCAAGTTTTGAGACTTGACCAGCATTAGTAATTTTTTCAACCTCATCTTTTAGATTTGGTTTAAGCATAAAAGACACACGAGCTAAATGTCTGTCAATTTCGTGTGGCAAGTTACCTAACGCAAGATAGACATTATTTGTAGCTGAAAACCCAGCTGATGGTTGAAATTTAAATATAGCACCTAGTGGTACGTCTTTACGCATCACTGTGCTTCCTATGTCATGGGCTTGAACGAAGCCTACGTCTTCATTAGTGTACATAATCGTTTCTCTCCTGTTCATGTTCTATTGGAAATGGTGTGAATGTTGATGTATCCACGTATAAGTGATTACCACCAAGTGGTTTTCTTACACGTAAATTCTTGATGCGATTGTATGCAAAGGTAACCCACAATAGTCTATCCATAAGAGCTTTATGTGTTTTACCATAATGTTCTTGTGCATGTGTGTATTGCATTACATTTTTCTTTGTTGCTACCCCACTTCGTATTAATGAAGCAATACTAGAACCCATCAATGCTATGTGAGGATTGTTCATATCTATTTCATTAAGCACTGGTTGTAACTCAGAGGGGATACAACTAAGTAAATTATCCCTCTTGTGAGGATTGCTACCATAATAATAATGGTGCGATACAGCGGCTGTATCTGTTGCCAGTAATCGCACAAGATATGGGGCATACTCCCCAGACGTATATCCTGTGACTACGCCAATACCACTACAAACATAGTACCTAGACTTGTAGCGTAAATGGACAAGTTGATTAAGTTTAAATCTTTGTCTACTCATCATTACCTCCTGTTAATAGACGTTCAATTATAAAAATTAAAAATAAAATAATTAGTATTATTACTAATCGCCAAAGTATGTACATAAAACCTCCTTACTAGTAACACTATAGCACGAAATTACTAGTTAACGAAATTAAAATGCACGATTTAATACTTGTACGGTAAGATACTCCTTTCCTTGTTCTGATAATTCATACACGTTACTACAGACGGATTTGCCATCTGATATTCTGTGTCCTTCTGGAAGTTTACTAATTGTAATCATTCCTTGTTCATTTAGATTTTGTATTGTTGAACCTATCTTAATAGCATCAAATATAGATTGTGTAGAAGTCCTCTGTATCGTACTTCTTAAATCTTTAAACGTAGGTCGTTTATATCTAGTTTGAGCCAGAGATATCAGCAGTAAACACTCCACCTGTTTCTTACTCAATACATGATTTATTTTATTTAGTTTCATTGTTACCTCAATATTAAAGTTAAAAGTGAACCCCCACTCTGACCTGGTTAAAAATCGGAGAGCCAGAGTGAGGATATGGTATCAAGTGTTATTGTATTTTTTTCTGGGTTGTCGCACCTCCTTTCCTCCGTTTTCAATCTCTTTGACCTGACAAAGAAAGCACTCGTATATAATGGTACTTCTGTCTGGTATTCTGTAAGTACAAGCATGAGCTTCAACCATGAGCTTGCACATATTACATTGTACTTGTGTAGCAGTTAATGTGGGTAATATTCTAACAGTCATTTTATTTCTCCGTCAATAATAGCACAGATGCCACAATGACCCATGTGCAAATAATTA